TGATTTTGGGCTAAGCAATAACCTTTTCCGTGACCTAAATCTTTGATGTTGGACTCTTGTATGAGTTCATCCTTTAAAGACCACCCAGCAAATGTTACCGTATTATCTTCAATTATAGCGAGTATATACATATCGACATCTGGATTAACCTTCATCGTGGACAGTAACTTTCCAGTTTTGTACCTCGTAGACTTTATATCGTACCTGTAATTCTTATATACACCATCGCAACTTCCGCTTCTCGGAGATAAACCTATATCTGGGAATACATTGAATTTTTTAGCAAAGGCATACTCAGCAATTACCCCATCAACATCAGCAGCCATACCATCATGGCTTCCTATTTTAGCATCTTTTACACCAGCGTTTCTCGCTATCAATGTTCTCATTCTTCCTATCATCTCACAAACTGTGATTTCGTCAGGTCTTAGCGTTACTTTCATCCCAATATCTTTAGCGTTCCGTCAGACTTCACTATGTACACACAGTTGGGATCCTCAATGATACTGACGATAATACTCGCCATGTTCTCATGCATACTACCCTGCTTGACAAGGTTCTTGAAAAACTTACGATGCTCCTTTCCATTGGGAGGGTAAACCTCAAAGCATCTTATCAATACTCTCTCTACGTGCAGTTGTGGTGTCATGTTTTTAATTTTAGCGCAAGTAAATAAATATTCCAATACCACGCAACTTTTTCAAATAAAAAAACCCCGCCATCTGCCAGGGCGGGGAACAAAGAATGAATCAAAACGCAAAAGATATGTACAGCAGATTATTATCCTAATTCATTTCATACAGCAATATCGTATCCTTGGTAGCCTTCGCTATAAAATCCTCATACTCCTCATAACTCTCATCATCAGCCTGTGGAAAACATATATGCAACAACTCATGCACTATACTCTCCTCGTCCAAAGGTATGTCGTGGTAAATGACAGCACTCCTGCCATTAAAGTCCCTCTCTATCCCTACAAAGTAATCCTCACCATTGTACTCCACTTGCTTTGGGTCTATACGTTCTGTACGGACACTCCAATCATCAAGACCAAGCCTACGTACCCAGGAATCTATAAGTGGTTTCATTACACTTCCCAACCTATGGTTTTCATTAACTCTTCCAACTCTTTAGCCTTGTACTCTACCTTTCCGTCTATGTACTTATCATAAACCGAGTTTATCTTCTTCTTGTACTGTGTTTTTGAAGATGGAGGCAAGTCTTCAGTCATCAACTGCAAAGCTATGCTGTATGGCGTGGTATGAAGAATCATTAATAAGGAATTGTAAATAGTCCTCTCTTGTGGTGTCATTTGTTTTGAGTTTTATGACCGCTAAGTAAATGATTATTTTTCAAATTACAATGTATCGCTTTTTATTAAAGCGTCAAATACATCATTCAATGAAGACTGACACCTATCTACAAGATAACAGATCGATGAGTCCGTGTGTTCACCGTAAACATTGTCAAGGAAACCATCAAGCTCAGAAATAAAGGTATTTCCAATGATCTTCAATACGTCCCTGTTTGGTGACGTTCCTGACATCATATCAAGCTCATTCACAAGTGCCTGTGCAAGTACAACCGACCTGACGGCTATTCGATCCTCCTCACTCAATCCATTAGCCTGACATACACCTATGTCTGAAATCCCATTAAGCCTCCACTCGTCAAGCTCTATGATAGATACATAATTATTCCGATCACTTTCAATCCAATCAGCACGATAGCCACCGAACTCACCATCTATGACACCATAATAGTAAAATCCTTCCCAAAAAAAATCAGTATCCATACCGTAATAATTATTGCCAGTATTCTCTCCAGTATCCCATCCGTCAGACTGGTACTTCTCAATTATCCTCTTACCCATCTTAGGAGATAGGTTCTTGATCACCGTATTATTAAGTTTTTTCATGCAGCTAATTTAATAAAAACCCATAAATTCGTTGTTATGAAAGATAAACTATTCAAAATACTCTTCCCATCAAAGCATGAGGAGATAACGAGCCTGACGAAAAAGCTGAAAGACGAAGCATTCAACATAAGAATGCTCAAAGAAAGAAACAGTAAACAGGCATGGATAATTCAAACCATGAACAAAGACCTGAAAGAAATAAGGTCCGCTGCAAAGGAACACCAGAAACAACAGACAGCAGAGGCAGAACGTAAATACTATAAGACCCTAAAAGAAAAGGGATTCATCTGACAGCGTTCCTGAAAAAAAAGCCCCCAGGGTGAAATGGGGTGGGGTATGAGTTGTGTACATGAGTTGTGTACATGGGGGTAGTATATACATAGTGAATCGGATTCCAAATCGTGTCAAAATCACCCCCCGTGTCGCATGGGGTGGGGGGTCAAATTCCAAACAAAACCCGAACCTGAGCCTCCCGCATCATCATACATCATTTCATATGTAGCTACCCGATGCACTACCTTCTACTGAGTTCGGTTGCCATGGGTCAAATGTTCGTTCGTGCCGTGGCAAGCGTTAACAAACCTTAACCTTGGAGCCGCTCATGCCTATCTACCTGTAGATGCTGGCCGTTGCAATGATGTTTCTGTTGGCCGTTGACGTTGCACGTAAAAGGTTAATACTATGCATTACAAGGTACTTTCCCTTCCTTTCTCCCAATGCCTAAGTATCTTATGTTTCAGCGTTCCTTTATGTTTCTAGCCCATATGCCTTTAAATGCCAATAACATTGTATCTAAAGGGTTTTCTCTTCTCTTTGGTATGTAGGTATCAAAACTTTTTTTTATTTGAAATTAAGTTCAGGGCAATGTGTACACGTATAGTGATTCTATGTGTTTGTCTTCTATATGACATTTGCTATTTGCATTATACGTCAGGAACATTATCTTACGCCCGTGATACCTTATTACTATAATAGGCAACAACGTACACACGTAGCAATTTAGCTTGGTCTATTTCTAACGTGTTGATAATCAGCAACTTACAAGGCTATTTTCACTTTTGTCATCTGGCTGACATTTTACGTCAAACCCCCGATATACTTTTACCCTCAGAAACAAACGGGGTGACCCACTAAAAACTCAACAAGATGAAAACTTACATTGAAAAAGAAAGCACCAAGAGAAGTGAGAAGCTAATTGCTTGGGCTAAAAAGAACAGCAAGACATTTGTAACGGGCGCACCGTTATCTGTTTACAAGTATGGTGTTGATGAGAATAACAAGTTGACATTTGCCACATTCATTACCGAACGAGGTTCTGAGGATATATACACAGGTGGCGATTGCTTGGCTTCATCAATAGAGGATAGCGTAAAAATAGTTAGAATAACAGGAAAGTAATATTGAAATGGGGGGTGCGCATCCGTAACGCACAATAAAAAAAACAAAATGAAAACAATAACAGAATTATTTGAATTGGTAGCATTGGCCGCAAAGAGCGATGCAGTACTTAGACAATTAGAACTTGAAAGTTACAGAGGTAAATGGTTCATCAACTACTCAGGACACGTTAACGTGTTGGACATCCAATACTTTCCAAGTGGTTGGTCATCTGGAGGTCGGTTCGAGAAGTGTTCGGTCAATCTTGACGATAACGGCATCCAAGAGGCATATTGGTTTATCAATAACAGATTAACGAAGTGATTAACACGGGGAGGCTCGACCTCCTTCCACTAAAACAAAAGCAAAATGAAAGCATCAACACTATTCGCATTAACGAGCATTGTCTTATCAGTATCATCAGTAGCTTCGCTGATATTCATAAACGAACTTGCCTTTGGGCTACTTGGACTTGGTTGTTTGGCATCATTCATTGGAGCCATTCTACTTGATGGAATTGAGAACGGTAAACTTTAAACACAAAAGCAAAATGAAAGCATTCATCAAAACAATTACAGTAACGGTCATTACGGGGTTAATTATTCCAACATTCATTACATTCTTTTGGTTGGTAAGTGTTGGAGGGTTTGACTTGGTCGAGGCACTCAGAAGTGAATTTACGATTATAATCAACGGGTTCATTACGGCAGTGGTATTTGTATCCTACGGTTTGACCATAGGCACTGAACAATAAAACGGTAATTGTCATCTACATTACATTTTAGTATCAGGAACGTAACTACATTGCAGTCGAATTAAAAAAACAGAAAAATGAAAAAGCAAGAAACAATCAACAGAATTTTAGCTGATATGGACAACCTAAGTAAGGCATATGAAATGGCGGAGGCATTGGAAAGGGTAGAGAACGATAAAGACCTTTACCTCCTTGCAAAAGCTATAGCACCTGAATCGATAGCAAGCGGTTGGACACGTAGCCAAATTTTAGAAACAATTGAAGACGTATTACTTTCAAGAGCATAACAAGTAACTAACTATTAAAAACAATAATCATGAAGTCATTCAGCACAATTTTACAAGGAGAGGAAGCAACAGAAGAATACGCAATAGAATTCGCACGATGCTTCGACTTTTCAGAATCTGAGACCGAAGAAGTAACGACAAGGCACAAATACTACTTTATCTTCATTGATACGGTTAACGGTATTAAAATATATTACCAATGGCGGGCAGACTATTACTTTTTCGTACCTGAATTAGAAGACTAACTATTAAACACAAACATCATGAACTTAAGAACACTTAACACAGAATTACTTGAGAACGGAGGCTTCTCTTATTCGCTAACTTTCGGTAACGTATTCGGCTCAGATAACTATTCGGTAGCCTTCCACAAGGCAACGGAGAACGTATTTGATAAGCTACCTACAGAGGCCGATTACCAAGAGTACGTGAACAAACATATTACTCTACTTGCCAAGGAAGATTTCATCTTGGGAGGTTGGGAACACGAAGGAAAGTATTACTTGGATGTGGCTCAACTACTACCGAAGGATGAGTATTCAGAGGCGGATGCAATTAAGGTAGGTCAGGAACGTGAACAGATTGCAATATTCGACCTTCAGGAAGGCAAGGAAATTAAGTGCAAATAGTATGAACAAGGGTAGGGCTTCGGCTCTACCCACAAAACAAAACGAAATGAGTAAGCCAGTAAAAAATTGGGAGTTCTACTTCGAACTGAAAGACGGAAGCAGAACCTACTTCGAACAAGAATGTAAGGAGCCAACACGAACAAAACTGTGGAAGTCTTTACACGATAGACTAAATGAAGAACAAGTCAAAGCCATTGCGTTTGGCGTAAAACCAAAAACGAAATGAAAACGATAACGAGACATTCAGACACAATCTACGCCATTCTAACGGTGGTATTGATAGCGATAGTAACACTAACGATAAAATTTTAATAGCAATGGAATTGAATTACGAAATAGATGTGAAGACACGTAGAGGTAGTTACAGGACGTACAAGATTACCTTCAGCGGGGAGCGTCACTACGAAAATTGGTGCAATGCAATGGAACAGAAGTATGGACACAAGATAATTGGCGAAAGGGAAATAAAGTAATTGTCATTTGAGAGACATTTTAATACGACAGGAACACAGACATTTGAACAAACAAAAAAACAAAACAAAATGATTTACGAGACAATTGAAAAAGGACGTAGCTTCTCAGGGGAAGTTGACCTCGAAGAGGCACCAGTATTGGTACTAGTGGATGAACTTGATTGTGAACATATCAGTTTCAGCAAGATTAGAAAGGAATTGAACAAGGAGTTCAAGTTCTGTAGCCATAGGGTATTGGTGGAATACCTAAGTAATTTAAGCATTAACTATTAAAATTAAGGAACAATGAAAGTAACAGAGCAATTATTAGAAGTAGAATGGAGCAGTAACGATTCTATCTGCGAACCTGCTTTTATAAAGGTAAGACTTACAGAAGAGAACGAAGCTATTATCAAGAAGCACTCAGAATATGCAAAAGAGAACGGGGTATCTGTTTGCGTACCATTCTACAGTTACGAATTTCTTGACGAGGATAATCAGCCTTTTACCGAATGGAGAGCAGATGTAACGTATCTGAAAATATATCAGTACGGTGGGGTATGGTTCTACGCTGAAAACAAGTGGGACTCTTCAGTTCAGATTGAGGCACAGTTATACGAAGTTCAATAATTAATAAAAGATGAGAATTTATAAAGAATACCAATTCCTAATATTCAGCCAAATATTCTACCTTCTACTTAACGAGGTGGAAGAGGTGAAACTGAAACTTGAATACGACCTAAGCTATCCGATATTGGTGGCAAGATTGGAGGACTACATACGCTCAGAGTATAACGACCCTGAGTACAGTGAATACGACTGCATGGTGCAGTATCTAACAGAACATTTACAATTCATAACAGAAGAACTGAAATGAGAATAGCATCAATAACAGTAGACCTTCAGGACGTTAAGAGTATTGAACGTGCTGAGAAGAAAAAGTTCAAACTTGAAAATGACGGTTGGGACTACGTGGAAACACAGGTGGATGAGGTTTTACAGATGGCCGTTATCTATTACCAAACATACTCTGAAAAGTTAGGACTTGAAGTTGAAAGGTATTGACGAAATGAAACGAGACAAACGTACAAAGGAGGAAGGTAGGAACTTCTCTGAGGTTCAGAAACGGATGACCGAGCGTACGTACAAGGACAAAAGCAAATACACACGTAAACAAAAACACAAAAAGTAATGAGAACATTCAAAGACAAGATAATCAGACAGAGGATTACCTCCCGTGGAGGCGGTATTGAAATTGACCTTCAAGAGTTCGGACACAACGGTAGGATGACCGCATACCAAAACTACTTGGGAGGTGGTATGCTCGGAAGGGTAGCCAGTGATTGCAATATCGAGAATTGGAAGGAGAACGATGAACTTGTGGAGATTGCATACGAACTGCGCCAATACTTCCACGGTTTAACAAACCCTGATGATAGTGTTGAAGGAACGTCCTTCGAGCAGAATCAGAATTTACCAATAAGTGCTTATTAACGTATTTGTCAGGTAGATGACATTTTAGTGACAGGAACACAACTACTTTAGCTAACGAATTAAAAAAACAGACAATGGAATACGCAAGACAATGTACAGCAACAAACATCGGGATGAACTCAGGATGGGTAATTTATGATGGAGAAGAATATTACTCTACTGAGGAGTTGGCACTAAAGAGATGCAAGGAACTCGGATACGATAGTATCGATGAAGCATACGATGACGATGTGTGCTATTGGACAGAATGGGAAGAGCAAGACTAAAAGAAAATAATAACAACTAAAACAAAAAGACAATGCAAACGACAGAACTTATTTCAGAACGCAAGACAGAGTTGAAGCACAAGGGTAAGACCGTTTACGAGGTGGTACGTAGGTACTGCAAGGACGGGTGGAGCCACAAGGTAGCTACCATTACAGACCTATGTACTGTATATGAGAAGGAAGGAGTAAGATGCTACCGTAAGGTTTACTTTTAACAGTCAGGAACATTAACACTAAAAGAATAAAGCAATGGAAAAACAGAAGATTTATATCAAGAAAGTAGGACACGGACACTTTCAAATATCCTACGAGGTAAATGGCGAGATGCTATCTACCGTAACCACAAACACCTTAGCCATAGACAACTACTTGGACGAGAGTCTGGAGCATATAGTCAGGGTAGAAGCTTGGCAAGACCTAACTACAGAGATACTTAGCGATGCGATTAAAACCAATTGAATACATAACACTCGCACTCTACGTAATAGCGTTCAGAGTGGTAGATAAGATAGGAGAATACAAACAAAGAAAAGTAACAGAAAAATGGAACAACTACGATTGTCAATTGAAACAGAAGATAAAGCAGTAACTGAATTTATCAGCAGACCATTCAAAGGTAGCCTCATAAAGGTATATCTAATATCAGAGGCAGAAGCAATTATGAGAAGGAAAAAAGGAATAGAGGGTGGAAATGATGAATACTGCTTTTGTAGGTGCGTAGGAATTACAGTAGACTACAGTAGGGAGGAGCCTAGAGAGATTGCACTGGTAAAAAGATTGCACTCATACTTCACTACAGATAATGTAGATTACTTCCTTCAGAAACAAAAAGTAAGATTCCTGACATGAAATACCTTAGACTGATAGCAAACATATTCGTGATGGCGATATGCCTGACCATAATCTTAATAAGATATTCGAGATGAGAAGAGCAACATTCAACCTGACCAAGAACGATAGAAAGGAGTACGGTATGGCAGAGTTCAAGAGCAAGGAGCATTTCCTTGAGTGGAGAATGCTAATGATGAAGAGAGGCTACAGAATAGACGTGAATTGGTTGGACGGATACAATGGAATAGACGGTAACTACGATAAACAAAACAAATATGGATAGATACGTAGCATACTATAGGGTTTCCACTAAGAGACAGGGAGAGTCAGGTCTTGGTCTTGAGGCTCAGGTCAGAATGGTACATGGATACGTCAGGAACGGTGTCATCATCAAGGAGTTCACAGAGAAGGAGACAGGAACATCGAAACGTGAACGACCTATACTCGCTGAGGCTATCGAGATGTGCAAGGAGACAGGAGCCAAGCTACTGATAGCCAAGTTAGACAGACTTGCGAGGGACGTACACTTCATATCGAGCCTGAGTAGAACGGGTGTTGACTTCGTCTGTTGCGATAATCCTAATGCTAACAAGCTGACTATCAATCTCTTAGCGTCTGTTGCAGAGAGTGAGGCTGAGGCTATATCTTCAAGAACAAAGGCTGGTCTTGGCTCAATCAAGGAGAGAATAAATAAGGAGGGTAGCTACGTTTCGAGGTCTGGTCGAAAGATAACATCTCTTGGAACACCTGAGAACCTGACGGATGAACACAGGAGGAAAGGTGGAGAAGTTATCAGTCAGAGGTTCAAGAACAATCGAAACACGAGGATGGCACGGCCATACGCAATGGAGCTGAGAGGCAGAGGTCTGGAGCTTAAAGAGATAGCTGAAAAGCTAAATAGTAACGGCTTCATCACGGCTACTGGCAGACAATACAATAAGTACAGTGTACATAAACTGATAAAGTAATGATATGGATATTTTTGATTACAATAATTGTGGCTCTGTCCTGTTACTTGCTTCACGGATACGACAGGAACATAAAGACTATCTCAAGGGTGGTTTCCATACGCTTCAGGTACAGGTGGATGGACAGAAGATGTAGGATATTGGACAGGGTTTTATTTAACTTATTGATAATTTTAATAGTAGGAACATACATAACAATAGCAATGACATGGTAAGAGAAAGAGACTTAATAGAGATTGGATTCAGTAGGGAATACCCTCTGTACAGAATGGGAGACATTACGCTTTATGCATATGATGATGATGACAGGCTCGATGTCTATTACATGATAGATGATAGACATATCGATGACCATGCATCATTCCCATATGACAAGTCAATAAGAGTAAGAACAGTAGAACAACTAAAACAACTGATAGATGAAAGGAAAGGTTAAAGTAATAGTAAGGGTTGCGGCAGAACACCCTGACGCTGAGACATTCAAATGTCTTGGGAATAAGATTGTGCTAAAGGCAGAGAGTTACGATCATGCTTATGAGTTTTCAATGACAATGCTTAACTTGCGAGACTCAAAAAAGTTTGAGTACGGAGACTTGATGTTCTTCAATAATGGAATACTAATAGAGATAGACAGATGAAGAAAGAAGAGAAACAAGCAATCATTGATATACTCACTAAGTGGAGGGATATGATAGGAGTTGATGGCAGGAGCGTTGACATATTGATAGACAGAGTTAATCAGATATACATTCCAGAGCCGATAGACATACAAGAGGTAGATGTCATCAAGGCGGACATTGCTGAGATGTGCAGTCAGATAAAGTATGATATCAAGCAGAACAAAGTTCGTGGGATTGATAACACCACCAAGAGGATGGCAATCTACAAGGCTTCTGAGATAAAGTATGGTAGAACTTCAAGCATGGAGTGTGCGGTTAAAGAGTTCTTCGACAAGGATAGAACCACATTGATTTATTGGAGGAATAAGTCAGATGACCTTATTGATGTAAAAGACCCTATGTTCGTAAGGTATGTTAACGAGTTAATTTAACCAAAACAGAGAAAACATGAAATCAAGAGAAAAAGCAATTGCATGGTGGAATACACTGTCCGATAGCGATAAGGCAGACGCAACTAGGATGGTAATTTCTGATAAGCGTAGTCACAAATCGCTAACAGGAAGTGAGATTGAGAAAATCTACAATTGGACACTTGAAAACTAAATGGGTATGCAGTCAATTTACTCCGTTTCCAAATGAAACATTAGAATGAAAGACTTACTAAAACAGGCATTCCAAGCAGGAAGAGACTTTGGACATGCAATGGGAACTGGAAGACCAACATACGGATTGACATTTGATGAATGGTATTCTGAAAAAGCAAAGCAAGCATTAAGTATAGCCAAGCTTCATAGTACAGGCAAGGATGAACTAACTAAAACTGATTGAGATGGAACACTTGGATATAGTGATTTGGATAATAGGATATTCGATAGCCGTAGAAGTAGGAAAAGTAAGCGATTCATACGTTGCTAAAAATAACGGTGAACGATATACGCCTAAAGGTATAAGTGACGCTTCAATTTCTATTTTCCTGATTGTACTAGTATTGCTAATAATATTCTAACGACATAATGGGGAGAAATGAAAACACGAGATGAAATAGAGGCGATCGCTTTGGAGTTTTATCCTAAAGAACCCGTAGGATTAAGGGCTGATAAAAATGGTAATTACACCGATGATAGTGAAGTTATTTATTCGGGTGGATGTAAAAGAGAAGCCTTCATCAAAGGATACGAACTAGCCCAACAGAACCAAACCAAATGCGGCTTGTGCGTTGAACCAGCTACGGAATTGACAAACGAAAAACATTCTGAAAGCCTTGATACCAAAGAAAATGAGGGTTCGGAATTACCAAAGGAAAAGTACTAAGATGAAACGCTATCAAGTAAGACGCTGGGATAAGCGCAACACGCTACAATTTAAGAAGTTTGCATACCCACTGTGGTTTATGATGAACTTAGTTACTATAGGATTAATTTATTCAATGACAATTTAAAGACAGGAACAATGACAGAAGAAGAAGCAAACAAGAAATTATCAGAGATAGTTAAGTCTATGGCTGAACTTGGAACATACGGTGGGGAATATCTTGAAGGAACACCATTAAATATGATATTCTTAGGATTATCTACAGCACTATTATGCACTGGAGGTGTAAATCAAGATGATATTGATAACGATATGGCTAGATCGTCAGTTGACCTACTTGAAGCATTGGAGTCTGTTATTCAATCTTCCAGGCTTTTGAAAGAGATTGACATACAGAATCAGATAAACGACCTATTTAAATAATTCGTAATGGGGTGGATTAAGATTGACAGGAACATAACTGAGCATTGGTTGTGGACTGACGAGAAGAAACTGAAGTGGTGGTTGACCATACTTCTTGATGTGAATTACTCGGACAGGAAGATGGCACTTGGGTACAATACCTATGAGATAAAACGTGGTCAATCACCTAACAGTATAAGGACTTGGGCAAGCATTTTTAAGACAGGAACGAAGTCAGTTGTAAGGTTCTTGGATATGCTTGAGAAAGAGGGTTTGATAACGAAGGAAACAATAGGAAATGGGAAACACTCAACAACACTCGTAACTGTCTGTAAATACGATAGTTACGACCACTCAGGAAACACAAAGGAAACGCAAGAGACAACAGTAAGTACCACGCAAGTGGATACGCAAGTGGATACGCAAGGGGGTGACATAAGAAGAAAGGAAGAAAGAAAAGAAGGAAAAAAAGAAACAAATAACATAAATGCTCCAAGCATAAACGAGGTGATTGAGTATGTTGTAGAATGTGGGTATCCTCAATCCATTGCAGAGAAATTCCACGCACACTACACTGTAAGAGGGTGGGTTGTAAAGGATGGTTCTAAGGTTGATAATTGGAAGGCTCTTATGAACAACACTTGGTTCAAGAATAAGAAGAAGTCAGTTGTCAAAGCCCCACCGTTAGAGCCTGGTTGGAAGTATGTTGGACTGTCTGAGGCTTATGATATTGTACGTGATCAAAATAATGTAAGTTTGTCCGAGCAAGTGAAGATTGGTGCAGGAGATGATTTCGTAAGGGAGATGATGAACAGAAACCCATCTTACCACAATGTAGGTGAAGGATGGAAATACAGAAAGACCACATGAAGAAACTGTTTGAAAGAGAGATAAGCATTTACGAGAGCCTGTATGATGTGGATTCAAGCCATGTGATAACAGTAGGTCAGGCTCTTGGTCGTATAAAGAAAGGTAAGAGCAAGGATAAGGTTGAGCAGATACGTAGGCTTGGTAGTGGTAAAGAGCGTGAT